CTGCGGCTCATGCAGGGCAGGGCCAGCGCGGCCGCCCTGACCCGTGAGGCACACATACAGAGGGAAACCGATGCAAACCCGATACTCCGCGAGTGGTCTGCTGCTGCTCTGCCTGACGACGTTGTGCGGCTGCACGCCCGGCCGGCCTTTGCCAGCGCCAGAGATTATCTGGATTGGCTGTCCGCGCGTGACAAGCTGCCCGGTGCCGGCAAATAACCTCAGAACGGCGGGGGATCTGGCGGCGGATAACCGCCAGTTAGAGGCGGCGCTCGCATCCTGCGGGCTGCAGGTGGAAATGATTAAAGAATGCCAGGAGCAGCACGATGCTGAAACCGCAACAACTGCGACAGGTGCTGACCGGCAGCGTCCCGCTGCTGCAGCGAAACCCTGACAGCCTGAATGTCTTTATCGACAGCGGGCGCATTGTCTCAACGCTCGCCAGCTCGCTGTCGTTTGAGTACCAGTACCGGCTCAACCTGGTAATTACGGACTACGCCGGCGATATTGACCTGCTGATCGTGCCGATGCTGGAATGGCTGCGGCTGAATGAGCCTGACATGATGGCGACGAAGGAAAAGCAGCAGGCGGGCTTTACCTTTAAGGCCGACGTTATCAGCGACACGGCCAGCGATATCAGTATCGACCTGCAGCTCAGCGAGCGCGTGATCGTAAAGCGCGTGGGCGACGCCCTGCACGTTGAGCACGTGGGGGAAAATCCGCCGCCTGACGACGATGTGCGGCCGCTGCGGCTGTTCGCACGCGGGGCGCTGGTCAGCGAGTGGCAGCCATGAGCGGGCTGCAGCTTTTTGACGATCGGCTAAGCGCGCTGATAAACAACCTGTCACCCGCCGCCCGTAAAGAGATGGCGCGCGCCATCGCTAAAAAGCTGCGGGCGAGTCAGCAGCAGAACATCAAAAGCCAGCGGGCGCCGGACGGGACGCCGTTTAAGCCCCGCCGGGCAGAGGCGGCACGCAACAAAAAAGGCCGCGTAAAGCGGGAGATGTTTGCGAAGCTGCGCACCGCTAAATACATGAAAGCCACGGCAACCGACAGCGAGGCGGTCGTCGGATTTGTCGGGAAGGTTCAGCGAATGGCCCGCGTGCATCATTACGGGCTGCGCGACCGCCCGGCGCGGCGCGGAAAAGAAGTGGCTTATGACGAGCGTCCGCTGCTGGGGTTTAATGAAGGTGACCTGCAAATGATTGAAGATATTATAATAAATGCTTTATATTAAGTTAGTACAGTTGTGGAGAGTAAAATGGACTATATACTCAATTTTGCGTTAGGGTTTGGAGTGGGGCTGGGGTTAACTACTGTCCCTTTGGCTGTTTCTTATTTGATAATATTTTATTGGATGAAGAGTATTACTTCCTTAGACCCTGATATAAAAAAATTGCATGGCACGCCAGAATTTATAAAATATATATTTTCTCTTGATGCTAGTAAAGGATTGTCATCGCAAGGACTTTTCTGGCTATCTATCCTTGTTCCTTTTTCATACTTTATAACCTTTGGAGTAATTGCTTGGCAAGGTTATGTGTTGAGACTTGATGCGGAAGGCTTTAAAACCTTTACTTCAATAAGCGCTCTTCCTCTGGGAGTGTTGTCTCTAATGGTTCCATTATCGGTAAGTGTTGCAAGGTTTCATGCTAGCAAACAAACAGCCAGGCAAATTGAAATAGTTAGTCAGAAAAATAATATAGATTTATATCATTCCCATAGGAAAGAACTATTCTCTTTTTTTGATCAGGTGGGTGAGCGTAAGTTCAATTATAAGCTTACTGTAAAGAACAAGGTTCATCCGCGTTTGCATAAAAAATATTTTCAAGGAATCCCTGTGAATGGGATGCCTAGACCCCGTATTGATAAATTTATAGAAATTGACAAGCAGCTTTATTTTCTAAGGCGAACTCTCATTTCTATTATTACAAACAAGGATCCCGCTTTAAATTTTAATCTTTATGTTCACAGCTTTTGCTTTACTGTTCTAAAGCTATCTTATAGCTTGGGGATTCAAGAAGTCATTGACTTGATGGATGCCTCACTTAAATACCCTTGCATATTAAAAGGTGTGAGTGTCAATGCTGAAATAGTAGGAGACTCAAGCGATGATGCCATTTGTGCTTTTAAGTGTATCGAGAGCTTCTTTCAGAATCTTTGTGATTTTGCGAATTATGAAGCTAGGTATTTCAACGAGCCAGAAGAACAGGAAAAATTAGTAGAAGCAATTCTAAATATGCATAAGCCATATATTATTGAGGAGATTATAGAAAATGTGATAAAGCCAGCTACCTTCTAATGGGCTGGCTGGTTAAAAGTTTGCTCATCATTCAACAAACATCATCATTTTGCCAATCAAATGGTAAGACAGCAATCTTACCGCATGAACGAACAACTCTCCGAAATCCTGCGCCTGCTGCGCAACCTGATCCGCATCGGCACCGTGTCAGAGGTAAACCTCAGTGACGGAAAGTGCCGCGTGGACACGGGAAATAACACAACCGGCTGGCTGCACTGGCTGAGCGCCCGCGCGGGCAAAACGCGGTCGTGGAACGCGCCATCGGTGGGCGAGCAGGTGCTCGTTTTATGCCTCGGCGGCGAACTCGACACCGGCTTTGTCCTGCCCGGCATTTACTCCGACGCTAACCCGGCGCCGTCGGCCTCGGCGGACGCGCTGCACTGCTCGTTTCCCGACGGCGCAGTGATCGAGTATGAGCCGAAAAGCGGCGCGCTGACGGCGACCGGCATACAGACGGCAACCATCAGTGCCGCCGTAAAAATCCTGTTCGACGCGCCAGAGGTGGAATGCACGAAGCTGCTTAAAGCCGCGCAGCTTGAAGTAACGGAGGGCGGCACGATGAAGGGTGATATCACGCACACCGGCGGCAGACTTTCCTCAAACGGCAAGGTACTGCACTCGCATAAACATCCGGGCGACAGCGGCGGAGAGACGGGGGCGCCACTATGACAACCGCAAAATACACCGGCATGAACCGGGAAACCGGCAAAGCCCTGGCCGACCTTGAGCACATCCGGCAGTCGGTGCGCGACATTCTGCTGACGCCGCTCGGCTCGCGGGTTATGCGCCGCCGCTACGGCTCGCTGCTGTCGGCGCTGATTGACCAGCCTCAAAACGACGCGCTGCGCCTGCAGATTATGTCCGCCTGCTACGTGGCGATCCTGCAGTGGGAGCCGCGCGTCAGGCTTACCGCCATCAACTTTGACCCTGATTTTGATGGCTCTATGGTGGTTGAGCTGAGCGGCGTCCGCACCGACTCGGCGCAGCCTTTTTCCCTGTCCGTACCCGTGAGCTGAATTTATGGCAACTATTGACCTGAGCCAGCTGCCCGCGCCCGACGTGGTGGAGACGCTGGATTATGAGGCGCTGCTCGCCGAGCGCAAAGCCACGCTGATTTCTCTCTATCCGGAAGAGCAGCAGGAGGCCATCGCCCGCACGCTGTCGCTGGAGTCAGAACCCATCGTTAAGCTGCTGCAGGAAAATGCCTACCGCGAGCTGATCCTGCGCCAGCGCATCAACGAGGCGGCAAAGGGCGTTATGTTGCCCTACGCGATGGACGGCGACCTTGACCAGCTCGGCGCCAACAACGGCATTGAGCGGCTGACCATTACGCCGGCGGACGACACGACGACCCCCCCGACGCCAGCCGTGATGGAAAGCAACGACGATTTTCGCGCCCGCATCGCGGCAGCCTTTGAGGGGCTGAGCGTGGCCGGGCCGACCGGGGCGTATGAGTACCACGCGAAAAGCGCCGACGGCCGCGTGGCGGATGCGTCCGCCATCAGCCCGTCGCCCGCCGTTGTCACCGTCACCGTGCTGGCGCGCGAGGGGAACGGCGCGGCAGCCGGCGACCTGCTGGCCGTGGTTAACGCCGCGCTTAACAGCGAAAACGTGCGCCCCGTTGCTGACCGGGTAAGCGTGCAGTCGGCTGAAATTGTGAATTATGAGATTGAGGCCGAAATCTATCTCTATCCCGGCCCGGAGGCCGAGCCTGTCCGCGCCGCCGCTGAGGCAAAGCTCGCGGCCTACGTGTCCGCGCAGCGGCGTCTCGGGCGCGATATCCGGTTGTCCGCGCTCTATGCCGCTATGCACGTAGAGGGCGTGCAGCGCGTCAGCCTGATAAAGCCTGTCGCTGACGTGGTGCTCGACAGGAAGCAGGCCGCGTACTGCACGGGCTACGTGCTGACCGTGGGAGGCTCGGATGAATGACCGCCTGCTGCCGACCGGCTCCTCGCCGCTTGAGGTGGCCGCCGCCGAAGCGCTCGCGGGCCTCGGCTCGCTGAACGTGCCGCTACGCCAGCTGTGGAACCCGCGCACCTGCCCCGTGGCGCTGCTGCCCTATCTGGCGTGGGCGTGGTCGGTTGACCGCTGGGACGCCGGCTGGAGTGAGTCAACAAAGCGCGCCGTGGTGGAATCTTCGCAGTACGTGCACCGGCACAAAGGCACTATCGGGGCTATCCGTCGCGTGGTTGAGCCGCTGGGTTATCTGATCCGGGTTATTGAGTGGTGGAAAACCAACGAGGCGCCAGGCACGTTCCGGCTTGACGTGGGCGTGCTGGATACCGGCATTACAGAGGAGATGTACAACGAGCTTGAGCGCCTGATCGCGGATGCAAAACCCTGCAGCCGGCACCTTATCGGCCTCTCAATCAATCTTGACGCGAACGGCGTAATGCCCGTGGCCGTTGCCAGCTACAGCGGCGACGAGCTGACCGTTTATCCCTATACACCAGATGTTATCAGCACAGGCGGCGCGGGTTACTCCGGCGTGGCGGTGCATCTTATTGACCTGACGGAAGTGAGCGCATGACGACAAAATATTATGCCCTGCTGACCAACCCCGGCGCGGCCAAGCTGGCAAACGCCGCCGCGCTGGGGACGAAATTGCAGATTACACATATGGCCGTCGGCGACGGCGGCGGCACGCTGCCAACGCCGAACGCCAGCCAGACGGCGCTTGTCGGTGAAAAGCGCCGGGCGGCGCTGAACTCGCTGAGCGTTGACGCGGCCAACAGCAGCCAGATTATTGCCGAGCAGGTGATCCCGGAGGCGGAGGGCGGTTTCTGGATACGTGAGATTGGCCTGTTTGACGCTGACGGCGTGATGATTGCGGTTGCCAACTGCGCCGAAACATACAAGCCGCAGCTGCAGGAGGGCAGCGGCCGCACGCAGACCGTGCGCATGATTATTATCATGAACAGCGCGGACGCGGTTACGCTGAAAATTGATCCGTCCGTCGTGCTGGCAACCCGCAAATACGTTGACGACGCAGTGATCGAGGTGAAGGCGTACGCCGACGGGCTGATGGCCGCGCACCTGAAATCCAGCGATCCGCACACGCAGTACGCGCCAAAGGCCAGTCCGACGCTGACCGGCATTCCCAAAGCGCCCACGGCTGCAGCAGGCAACAGCAGCACGCAGCTGGCGACCACGGCTTTTGTGCAGGCCGCACTGGCCGCGCTGGCAGGCGGTGCGCCTGCTGCACTGGACACGCTGAAAGAGCTGGCCGATGCGCTCGGCGGGGATGCGAACTTCTCCGCTACGGTACTGAATGCGCTGGCCGGAAAGATGGAGATTGCGAAAAACGGCAGCGACATTGCGAACGTTGCCGAGTTTCTTAAAAACCTCGGTTTGGGCGAAGCAGCAAAGCGTGCGATCGGAACGGCTGAGAACCAGATACCGGACATGAACAGCTTTGGCTTTAGAGACACTGCTTTTTCA